GCCATCTCCGGAGTGATTGTCTCGAGATTGGCTTTCCGCTTCGACTTTGCCTCTTTTGTGTCCGACTTTGTGCAGCTCTTGCACTTATTCAGGTGGCCGTCGCTCATACCCTGGTGATGGTAAAACTCAGTGAGGGGGAGTTTATCCCCGCATTTGAAACACGTTTTCATTAAAATGGGATATCGTCGTCAGCCAACTCAACTGGATCTGTCGCTTTCACTACCCGCCCTGGGACAACGGCCTTAGCGGCCAGCCCCCGAGCGTTTGCCTTCATCCCGCGGTCCAAGGCGCCCAGGATCGACCGGATCTTGGCTGGGTCTTGAGCGACGGTAGACTCCGGAGCGTTTGGATTGTTGAGCCACTGCGCTTTCAGCGACTTTTTGCCTTTCCACTCGTTCCATTCAATCACAACTTCCACTTCTTTTCCGGAAAATGGAACTCGGCCATCTGCCAGGGATGCGGCATCCCAGTCCCAATCAAAACAGCGCTTAAGCTGGTCCTGGGTAATCTGCCGACTTTTGTCTGTGCCTAGCGATCCAAACCAAGCGATTTCAGTTCCGCTGTTGTTGCCCTGTCCGTGGTCGATGACCAGGCCAATAACGACGCTCGGCTTGTCATCCTTACCGAGGTATACCCAGGACTTAGATTCTTTGACGATGGCCAGGTAGCGGCCAGGTTCCGTTGGTTTTGTGTATTCCATATTACTGTAGGGTTTTCAATTTTTCGATTCCGACTTTGATCCGGTCAGCAGGAAGCTGATCAACCGGTGTTTTCTCCCACTTGGCTTTGGCTTCTCCTTCGAGTTTGGCCGTGCTTAAGAGGGCGAGAAATTGTGCGCGGAGCTTGTCTGGCCGGTTGGCCTCCACTTCTGCCGCAAAGGTTGCGTAGTCCAGCTCCATAACCTCAGAAAGGCCCAGGCGGTTCTTGGCGTCCCATCCTGGCGACCAGGTTGTGTGTAGCACTCGACCGCCGCCAGTGACCTTCTCGTTGTTCGATCCGCGCTCCTTGGTCTTGTAGACCTCGTAGACCGCAAACAAACAGGCGTCCGGCCACTCGCGGAGAATTCCGGTGAAGCCTTTATGCCCCTTCATTTCGTAACGGTCCCAAGCATTGCCGTCCGGCGCCGAGAACGTCTTGATCTGAACGTGAGAGAGCAAGATGATCCCGAACTTCTGGCGCTGCCGGAGCGTGTCCAGCTTTGCCAAGAGGAGACTGAGTTCCTGCTCGGCAATCTTGTAGCCCTTGCCAAACCCGTAGTCCTCAACGCCGGCCTTCCCGTCGCGCTTACAGATAAACTGGTGGATGCTCCGCTCAAGCCAGTCGGTTGTATCCAGGACCAAGGTCTTGTACTCGCCCGCGTCCAGGGTGAGCGCCTCGACCATCGCCGTAGTGTCGGCATAGGTTTCAGGGCTGATCCTAGCGACGTGGTCTAGGCCGGTGAGACCGTCCTCCTGGCTTATAAACAACGGGCTGGGCGCCCCTGCTCCGAATGTAGATTTGCCAATCCCTTCCGGACCGGAAAGAAGAACTCGAGGAGGAAGGCTTTCGCCGCCGCGTTTGATTTTAGTTAGAATGCTCATGGTTGTATTTATTTGCTGACAATGAAATGGCGCAGGAACGTTTCCGCGGCCAGGTGAAAAGCGGTGCCCAGGGCGAGGGCTTCTTCTGTCTCTCCGCCCTTCACGTTGGGGGACTCGTATTGGCGGTAATGGTACCGGCTGCACTTCCTAAGCGCCGTGAGCCGGCTGTTGGTGAGGAGCTCCTTGCTGGTCTCCTTCATCTCGAGCTCAGCGTGTTTCTCCGGCTTTGGAGCGTACCGGATGCCGTCAACAGCCGACCGGCCTGAGCAGAGCTCAAAGAACTCGCAGGTGCCGAACTGGGCGCAAGCGCTTGGGTTCCTGGGCCAAAGGTTCCGGCGGCGGAACCAAAGGATCTGCTGCGACAACGCCCATGCATCGTTCATATACTCCAGGAGGTCGGAATCGGACCTGGCGATGTCGCGTTGTACAAAGTAATCCAGGGGACGGTCGCTGATCTCCTTGAACGTCCGGTCAAAGAGCTCTTGGGGCGTCTCCGGTCTGGAAAGAACAGACCACCCGCGCTCGGTGTCCGCTGTCTGGCGCCATTTCTTTCCGTCGCTTGTGGTCATGCGGTTACCGAACTGGTCCTGTACAATTTTGAGCCCGTTCTCGTCCAGGGTCGGCACCGAGCCGAGCTTGTATCCTGGCTTGCGGATCACGTCGTAGCAGACCTGGTTTGCGTCCAGGCCGCGGGCGCGAAGGCTGAGTAGGTATTTGCTAATCTGAGTGTCCATCACCAGCCTGGGCCAATAGTTGCTGTCCGCGTCGATACTGTCCGCGGTCGTCTTGTGCTCGAGCACCTTAATGGTGCCAGAACGCTTGTTGCGGAGAACGCCGTCAATCTTGCCGGCCTCCAGGAAGGTCTTGGACGGCGACTCAGTCTCTGGATTAAGGAGCGGAAAAGCAAACTCCGACTCGACTTCAAGAACGTCGTTTTCATCCAAGATGTGGCGAAATGATCGCGTCCATCCTAAGAAAAGGGCTGCCGCCTTTGCTGTCGCCGCGTCGTTAATTTCTATCTTTGCCATGCCGGCACCGGCGGCGTCAGTGAACTGATTTGGATTCATTGGATGTATTTATTTGGATTTCCAGCTCTGTGATGCGGAGCTGAAGGCGCAGGTTTTCTTGAAGAAGCTCACGGATGCGCTCCTGAAGGAGATCAATCAGGTGAGCGCTCATTGAAGACGGATCTGCACGGCGGCTACAAGAATCAAGAATGCCGTCGGCAGCGTGAGAGCTGCAAAGATTAAGCTCTCGCCCAATCCGTCGGCAAAGTGAGCCATCGCTAGGCCGTCGCAGGCCAGGAGAAGCACGCCGACAATAAACCAGCAAAGGCTGGCGGAGTTTGTAAACTTCCTGCGATTTTCCGGAAGGTAGGGACTGGAAAGCCAGGCGGGTTGTATTGTGTCTTTCATGTTTGGATTTCGTTGTAGTTTCGTTGGCCGTACTGCGACCAACTGAGATCATTAGAACCCACAACTAGAACCTTGTGAAGCTTTTTTATAAAAAAAATGAGCTGCGTTTAAGCAGCTCAATTTCAACTATTTAGTAGCTGTATGTTGTTCGCCCGTTGCGTCGTCGCTTTACTTTTCCGGACATTTTTCCTCGCCCTTGGATGTTTTCAAAGTTGGATTGGAACTTTGCTTTGTCCACCGGCCTGGGATTGTCCCCTTTTCCAGCGTGAGTTGAGTAGCATGGCCACTTGAATAAGTCTTCTTTCATTTGTCGTCCATTGGCTTTGGGTTCTTGCCTTTAAACAGACCGCCAAGCTTGCTGTTCAGCTTCTTTTTAGTGCCGGCGTGAATGCGACTATTCCGGAGCTCCTGCTGGGTCTCAGTGATTGCAATGCAACGTTGAAGATGCGGGTTCTTGTGTTTCATAACTCGTTGTCTCTTTTAAGCTTAAAAGATGAAAGCATATGCCGAGCAAGCACATCTTTGCGTTGCGGGTTTGCCTTCTTTGTGTCTCCTCCGGCAGGCTCATGTGCATGAGCTCGAGGAGCTTCAGTTCGGCTCGCTAACGGGTTCTTCATCGACTGCCGGCTGTAGTTGTTCTTCGATTTCATTTTTCGGAGTAATCTTTTGAAGCACCGCGGTGGCAACCATGAGGCGGAAAGACAACGTATTGAGAGCATTGAGAACATCAGCAATCACCTCTTGGTGGGTGACCTTCTCAAAGTCAATGGCGTTGATTGTCTGCGCAAATAGCTGCTCCATAGTCATTTGCTTGGGAGCTTCAGGCTGGGTTTCTTGGTTGGTTTCCATTTTATTTTCTAACTGAGCGGCGTGCCGGAATTCGGGCCGGTTTGCCTGGCATCGTGATTTTCTTTTCGTCTGTCTTAACTTTTTTTACGTCGGCGGCACCTTTGTCCTTTGTTGGTGATTTGTAGGGCTTTGCAGCTTCCAGGCCGATACGGATTTCCGGCGA